GTGATTTGACCGTGTTGCTGATTGTTGTCTGTGGGACGACGAGGAGCACCAGCGGCTTTTGGTTTGAACAAGTCCATGATATTTCCTTACATTGGGGATTGAGGTTGACCTCCAGCCATAGCTGGAATTCCAGGAATCGGCGCTTGAGCCATAGCCTTGCCCTCTGGGGTTGCGCCACCAGCTTGAGGGAGGGTTTGTAGCATCTGAAGAATCTCAGATTGCTGCAATTCGTTAGTTTTGTTCTTACGAGGGCCAAGCGTTTTGTTGATAGCACCAATAGCTGCCAACACTGCCTTGCCTTCTTCAGAATCAGAGCCAATAGCAGGCAAAGATTGCTCCAGCAGGTCTTGAGCCATGCCAAGGTTAATCATTGCTGCTTCTTTAGAACCCATCTTGGGTTCTGGAGTGGACATAGGGCTGGACAACGGAGGAGTAGACGCCTCTGGAGGAGGAGCCATTGGGTTAGCGCCATCAGGAGCGCCCATGCCGGGAGGAGCACCGATACCGGGCATAGGAGCACCAGCGGATTTCGCACCCTTCATCATTTCCATCAGTCGGTTGTTGTCCATAGCCATACTATATTCCTTTAGGCGAGTTTGTAACCTTTTACAAACACACTGTCAATAGGTGGGAGGTCAATGTTTAGTTTCCCGACCCCCCAGGGACTTAGCGGTTGTGCCGCAATCCTTGCGGATTACTTACGCTTGTGTTTACGAGCTTTACGAGCCATGATGGTCTCCTTGCAAGGGCCAAGTTAGAAAGGGAACTCAGCCATACCCTTATTCCTAACGGAATTTCTTAACGACGGGTCTTGCGACCACGCTTAGCCATTTTGCGATACATGGTTAGCTCCTTCTTTGTTGACGGGCTGTTGAACGATTACCAAGGGTTTTAATACCGGTGGTGCGAGTTGTCAAGCTCGGGGGCGAGTCAAGACGCTTTAGCTGTCCAGACTCCACGCGAGGCTGGTCTGCTTTGGGTTGAGTCTGTGTGCTTGCCATTATTTCGCTCCTTCGCCGCCACCGGATTTACCTGGGCCTTGTTTTGCTTGTGCCTGCTGTTTTTGCTGCTCGGCTTGCTTGGCTTCTAACTTCTTCAAGTCTTCTTTCAAGTGTTGCTTCATAGGCGGGTCGATCAAGTCAAGCAACGACTCTTTACTGATAACGCCTTCTTTAAACAAGTTGAAAGCCAACTGACGGTTGTCTTCCATAAAGATGGGCGAGTTAGAGTGGGCATCCACCTTAACAACAAAGTTCTCTGTAAACTGCTCGGCAATAAACGGACGGTTCTCTGTGTCTTTGAAGTGAGTGGGGTCATACTTTTGCATGACCTTCAAATACAGAGTTGCCAGCTTTTCAAGGCTGTCCTCGATTACCAGAGCACGTTTTTTGGTGCGACTAGAGCCAAGACGAGCAAGCTGAGAAGCATGTCCAGCAGAGCGAACGCCAGACTCACCTTTACCTTGTAGAACATTTCCAATCCCCGATGCCTCTTCAAACATGGCATCTATCTCATGAATCTCGTTAAACAAGTCGGCAGGCATGGTAGGAGCTAACTTCTCCACCTTTGCGTTCGGCATGTCGGTTGCTAGCAAACCGCCAGCGCGGTTGAGAGCAAAGTTCTTCTCGTCCAGAATACCCGTAAAACCAATCAGCGCAGTGGGAGGGGAGACTTGCTTGGACAGCAAATCCATGATTTCACCCATACGCTTGTTACGGAGCTGCTGGAGGTAGACCAGACGGTTAACCTCTGAGCCACCCCAGTAGTAGTCATAGAGCGGGTTGGGAGCAATCTGAACAAAAGGCAGCTCGCCTTTCAAGAACATTTGCTCGCCAGGACGGTCATAGATGATGATGTCGGGGTCTGCTTTGGTGACGACTTGGTAGTCTTCTGTGTCGTCGTTCCACAGCCAGAGTTCAATCATCTCAACGGTAGGCTCGGACACTTCTGCTTTGTAGCGCATAGTGCCGTTCAAGTCTAAGTTCACGTTACCCATCAGTTGTGGGTTTGACTGAGACATGATGATGCGGTCTACACCGTTGGGAGTTTCTGTACGCACATGCTCCATAAAGGAGAGCTTGCGAACAATAGCGTCACGCCGGGGGTGGCTATACAGTTGAGAGTACAGCTCGGACTTGGTGATGTAGTAACGCTGGATGATTGCTTCTTGGCGATCTGTGTAAGCAATATCCTCACGCAGCACACCCATCGCTTGAGGCTCAACCATGTAGGGGTGGATGCTGCCACCCTTCTTCACAACGGCTTTAACGTAAGTGGTGTTGTACACCAGCGCCCAAGTCACGGCAGAGGCAAATACTTGGTCAGCGTTTGAGTTCAGCCACTCGTCGTTAAGAGCGCGGGTCAGGACGGGAATCTTGAATTGCTCTAGGGGGCTGACATCAGCGCCGGTGTTGATGCTAAAGCGTGTGGTTTCTGCTGAATAGAGAAACGAGGTGAGCTGGTCGATGTGGGGAAAGATCTTGTTGTACAGAGCTGGTGGCTCGGTTGGCTCAGCACCAAACAAATACCAGCTCCGCAAGATCCCTGCATCTACCTGACGTTGTTGCATGGAGACGGAACATTTTTCTATCACATCGAGATAGAAGCGTTCGCGGTCTTCTGGATCGTCAGGGATTCTCATTCTTTAGGCAATGCAAGGTTGTCTTGATCGGGAATGTAACTCGCCACCTTTGGGCCTGTCAAGTTACCTGCGTCTGAGGGCCTAAACCCAACAGATTCGCCTTTAATGGATTGTACTGCACGGCCCGACAAAACGGACTGCATACTGAATCTATTATCTCCTCCCCACACTGCGGCGTCACCTGGGCGGGCTTCTCGGGGTTGCGGAGCCTCTGTAGAGATGCCATTCTCTGCTGCATGGTGCATAGCTTGGCGTTTCATCTCGTCTATCGCCCCACTTGCGTGTTTATATTCTGCTTCTGAGAGCTTATTGTCCTTTGTGAGAAAGCCAGTCTGACTTTCCCCTGCTCTGGTGCTTTGAATGTCGTTCATCCCGAAGTCTTGGGCCAGTCCACGGACAGTTTTGTCTGTATTCTTGGTTTTATCCGAGATTAGACCTGGTGCTTGCAAGATGACGTTGTGAATTTCGCCTGTACAGCCTTTGATAGGGCATTTTGCGTCCCAGCCCTCAAAGTATGAGTGTACAGAGCAGTGATAGTCCCGTAGTATTGCCATAAGTTACCCTCTTAGTGCTTCATCAAGGTCGTAGGTTGAATAATCTCGTCGGTTGACCATTCCCAGCGAGATTTTTGGCCCGTCAGAGGTCATTTTGACCCCCATACTGGGCACGATGACTGGCTCAGCCTTCTGTTTGTACTCCACAAACCGTGTCATGTCCTTGCGACGCATCACACGCACACGGCCTTCTTTCCATTCTCTGTATCCCTTGTTAACCCGTATCTGGGTTGTCTCTGTCATGGGCAAGTCCTCTATCAAGAAGACCCGCTCCATAAGCGTCTGTGAGATGCCGCACAGTTCTGAGAACATTACCTGAGAGATACCGCGATGAGGGTCTTTCAGGAAGCGTTTAACCTGCCGTAGCAGCTCTTTTTTAGGCAATGGGCGTGGATCCATACAAACCTATGCCTTTCAGGTAGTTGCTGACGTTGCGACCCACAGAAATCTGTTCTGGCGTCATTTCTTCTTGCTTCTTAGAGATCTCGCGTGTGATCTTTTGAGCTATCAATCTTGGCTGCACTTGCTCAGCGTAGGCCACCACAGCAAGGGCAGAGGCCAACACTCTGTCATCCTTAGCACGACCAGGCGCTCCCAAGAAACCGTCCTCACGCACGATGGTTTTCATTTCTTCCAGCGTGTCCATGCTGTAGATCTTCATCATCTCGCGCTCAAAGTAATCTTTCATGTAGTTCATCATCCGCTCTTTAGAGTTGTGAGTGGTGACATACCCCACGGAATTAGAAAGCCCACCAAGGGTGTCATTACGCCGCCAGATGTAGTTTTGCATACTGCCAAGGACGTCCATAAGGCCACGACCCATATCGCCTCCTGTAGCGGCTGCATGGCGTTTTAGGTTGCGGATCTCGTTAATAACTGCTTGTCCCGGGCCGTTAACCTCAAGGTTAAGGGTGGAGTTTTTGTATGCTCCGGCAAGGTGGGCGATGATCCAGGCGAACTGGTAGGTGTTGAGTTCTGAGGTGGCAAACTCAGCCACTTGGTCGAGACCGTTAGCATAGACTCGATACACTTGAATACAAAATCGGTCTGCCCAGTCTGAGGATCCGTAGGCAGGATCTGCACCGATGACGTAGTAAGCAGTGTCAATGGGTTGCTCCCAGATCTTGAGTGTACACAATCGCTCAGTTGCTCGCACGACTTGGGTGTCTTGGAACAGACTACCAAACACGTAGGTGTAGGCTTCATAAGGTTTTGTCTTCGCAATCTTGGCTGCGTCTGTACAGCGGGAGTTAGAAAAGAAGCTAGTGCCTGTCATCACAAAGGCATAGTCTTCTGTAGGGGGAAACTCTTGGTACATCAGGGACTCGTCTTTAATCCCTTCTGTCATTTTCCATCGCCACCAGGCTATCTGGCGGGAGTTGATCTCGTAATTGTAGAGCTTCTTAATGTCCTTGACCCACTCCTTCTCTTCAGGCTTTAGTCTGCCGTTCCAGTAGGCTTTGTACTCAGGGGTCTCAGCATCAATCATGTAGTACTCGTTACGCCACCAACCACAGAAAATGGCTTTCTGGGTACGAGCAGTTTTGGCAGTCTTGTACATGTCGTGAAACATGTTGAAGCCTTGTGCGGTGCTCTCAAACATGTAGAGCCGCTCAGGGTTCTTCTCAGCAAGAGAGGCTATCAGAGAGGCCAATCCCTCTTCGTTTCCCCACGAGGCAGTTTCTGTGCCGTGAAGGTAAGTGATCGCCTTGCCTTGCCCCAAACGAGATTTATTGCCAGCGATCTGATAAAAAATTCTTGATCTGTTCTTGAGTACAAGCTGGTTTCTATTGTGGGCAGATAACGGGATTTTGTACTGCTTGGGGAGTCCTTCCATGTACATGCCCAGAGTCGAGCGGAACATGTCACGGTTTTCCTCCGTATCAGCCACCAGCGTTCCCTGCCAGCCTGGGTGCGTAAACTGCCAGTAGAGGTCGAGAGCCAACGATATTGTCGTGATACCCAACTGACGACCCTTGAGGATAACAAAGAAGTGAATGTCATTGTCTAACCCTTTTGCTATCTCACTCATCGTGTAAGTCTGAGTACCCAGCAGCTTACCCATCTTCTGTAAGCCAGCTTCCTTAGTCTCAATCTTCAATTCTGCACAGAACTTGTAGAACTGCTGGAGATTAAATTTCATTATGGTTTCCCCATTTGTTCATCTGTCCACCCCGCTATCTCCCAAGCAACATCTCTGTTCCTAGCCAGCCGGATCAACTCCTTGTAATGCCACTCACTGTATTTTGCTTTCCAAGACTTAGCTAGCTTAATCTTTTGCTGCTTCCTAGTGCAGTGCATGGCAACAAGCATTTCTCTTTTCATCTGCAAGCGCGATTCGTACAACTGTGTCCGTAACGCCACACTCATAACCTGTCTCATAAACTTTTTGTAATTGCTGCTGCTGCATCACCCGCAAGGCCTCACTCTGGTAAAGACGGATCAACAACAGGTTGCATTGCCACCTGAGTTCATCTTCATCCATCCAAAGGAAATCAGTCATGATTTTCCTTGTCAACCATACAGCACCTTTATCTGGTTCTCCATACTCTGACCCTACCTTCTTCTGTTCGTGCCTCAAAAGCCCTAGCAAGCCGCTTCCCAGCCCTGTAATTGGCATTGAGCACCTTCGCTCTAGCCTCCAGCGGCACAACAAAAGAATCCCCTATGTCCATCACCTCGTAAGGGTAGTCATACACCACCCGACTTACAGGCATCTTTATATCTCTATCTATCTCTATCTTCACACTAGGCATACAACCCTCTCTACATATATCA